CAATTTATTGCTTTGAAAACTTCTTTAAATGGAAATGACATTCTCATAGAATTGGGATAAGATACTTGTGGAACAATCAATTGTTCAGTATTATCAAACTCTAAACTTGGTATAAGTTCTGGTGATAATATTGTCCAATGTAAATCATTCCTTATCTTGTTCATTTCTTTAATGATGTTTCCAAGAACTACAACATAACTATCCTTTTCTAAATCCTTTTGGAAAGTTATGTTTGGATATACAAGCACTTTATACTTGTATTCTTTATCGTCTACTTCATAACTAAAATTATTAGATACTTTAATTATTTCAGAAGACATTATTTAGACTCCTCTAATAATAATTTAAACTCATCTGAGATATTATAACCTCTTTTTACAAGAAGATTATGAAACTCTTTCGGTGTCTTGTTATCTTTTTCATTGTTTAGTTGTGGTGATGTAACAACTAAGTTATGATACTCAGTTACACCACCTCTTTTGATTCCTAAACTTCTGGCAATATAATGGTCTCCGGCAATATTAGAAAGGTCAAGCAACTCACCTGTATAGAAACATCTCTGTCCTTGTTCAAAGAACTTCTTCTGAATGTCTGACTTAGAGAAAGTTTCTCGTGGGTCTAACTCAATGACTCCTGCTTTGTCCTTATCTTTATTAAGTTCTAAGTCCAATACATAAAGTTGAGCACCTATTGCATTCTTATTAAGTCCACCAAACAATGCGTCAAATTGTATTAAGTCTCTTTTCTTGTCGTGTGGAAATGTATGATTTTTGTATAATGCTAATCCGTTATCACTCCAACGAGTATAAACATCAAAGAACCAATCTGAATACATTTGTTTATCTAATTTACCATATGAATTTTGTAATTCATAACCATACAAAAACATAGTGTAAGCCATATTTTTTGTTAATCTACTTCTGTTATTCTTGTTGATAACTTTAACCAATCCTAAACAAAAGTCTAAAAAGGTATCAAAGTCTTTTTTTGCAACCTTCCAAGTTTGTTCTGTCTTGTAGATTGCTCCGTCTTTCTGTTCCTCTTTTATCCAATCAGTTAATGATTTTTGTCCAACTCCACTTTTGTAGCCCTTGACTACTCCATAAAGAAGTTGAGATAGAAACTCATCTGCTTCCATTCTACCATTTAACTTTAATTTAGGAAAATATTTTAGAAATGATTTTTCTTTCTTTGTTCCTACATCCGTAATAATACGAGTGAATAGCTCGTGTGTTTCAAATCGAGAATTATCTCTAATGTAAGATGATAAAAAACCTCTAACTGCGTTTCTCTTTTCTTGTGGTTTCATATCATTTGTTTTGTTCAATACCTCTACGAATAAATCAGATGTCATTTCATCTGAAAGTCTTTCATACCAAGTATTTGCAATTCTATAATTTAGAATTGTTTCATATAGATGTGGAAACTTTTTTCTCACATCTTGTGCGTTCATACCACCAAGGTCTGAACCTCCTACCATAAAATCCTTTGGTAATTTAAATTCACCTTTTAAGAATCCTATGATACAAGTTCTGATTCTTTGTTGGCCATCAACCATTTCGTATCTAATTAATCCTTCGTCTACGATAACTCTAATGTGGACTTCTGGTATTTTAGACCAAGGTCTACATAGAATTGTTCGAATCATATCTTGTTTAAATTCAAGAGTTGCAACTTTTTCTCGTTGATACTCTCTTGAACCTGTTTCTAAAGATTCGGTGTTATACATATCAAGTAACCATTTTACTGATACACTACCTCGTGTTGAATCTGGCCCTATGTAATAACTTTCTCTATTTCCAAATATATCATTTGCTATTTCACATCTAATAAAATCTTCAATAGACATTACGGTCATTTGACTTTCGTCAATTGGTGTAGTGTTTCCACTCGCATCCATATATAACCATTTTGATTCGGCATTTTCAGTTGCCTTCTGTTCTTTTGTAGATTTTATTTTATCTACTATTTGTTCTGTTTTCGTCACTAATGACTCCTTTGTTTTGGGTATTCGACATTTATTATTCTTTACCCGTTTTTAATATAGTTCTAATATAACACATTTTTTTACATTTGTCAAGTAAATTTTTCAAATTTATTATTTTTTTTAAAATTATCTAATGTTTTGTCAATACAATTAGAGAAATTTCTTTCCCACTCACTATGACTATGTTTGTCCCAAGTCATATCTTGTATTTCTTTTCTATCCATATTTCTAAAACTTTCTATTGCAGATATCAATTGTTCTGAACCAACTTTTTTGTCCCATAATATATTCTTATAATGTCTTTTAGAAGCTGGTATAGATTCCGATGAGTGTTTCATTTTTTTTGCATTTAAAATTATAGGAACTCCGTGAGACAATGCTTCTAATGCTGTAATGCCCCAAGTCTCAAATGGCATTGTAGAAAAATATGTCATAGATTTTGATAAATGTTTCATAGCTTTTGAGTGTTCTATTCCCATCAATACATTATCCCAATCGGAATTTTTATCAATATATTTTCTTTCTTTATCACTTCTTGGTTTAGTTGTAATAACCATACTTTTATAATCAGTATCTTTCAAATATTCTTTTAGTAGAAAAGGTTTCTTTTCGGTTGGTTCACATCTACCAATAGTTATACAATCATATTCTATATCATTTAGTTTTGGTTTATCCCCTCTGACAAAGGATGAATTAATGAAACCATCAGCTACAATCTTATCTGTTTTAAATCTTTTGGCCATCTCATTAATTATACTAAGTTGATATTCACTCACAAAAAAACAAGAGTGATTCATTCGTTTTAAATTGTATACATTATTCAACATAGAATTAAAAGAAGGTAAAGCGTGATATACAAACATAATAGGAATCTCTGAATCTGTAATAGATGAACCGACAAAAGAAGCTTGATGCCAATTGGATATAATGATATCTGCATTTTTTTCTTTTGCAAACATTTTTATCTTATCCGTATTGTGTTTAGGTTTCTCTTTATTATCAATGTTAATAATGTGAACATCATCATATGTTTCCATTATCTGAACACAAAACTTTTCAATCCCACCAACAAAGTTAGTCTTACTAAACTTACCAAGGTGGTCATTATATGGTAAAACTATTCTCACTATCTTCCTATATCTCCTAAGTATTTTTCTTTTGCTTCTTCCCAAGAGATGTTAATCATACCTGAATAAAATAACTTTTCAGGTTTAATTCTATTTTGTTCTAACAAGTTCTCATATCGTTTGACTGCTTTTCGTTTCCACCAACTATCAATGTATTCAATATCTCGTTCATACATATTTCTGATTATGAGTTCGTCCTCGTTGATTTCACTTCTTAGAAATTCTTTTCCATTTTGATATATGTTTGCGAAGTAAGCACCTCGTTTAAATCCGTGTTCATATTTTGCTCGTTTGATTCCTAACTCTTTATATATCATTTGAATAATTTTTTGTTTAATACCTGTAACTGGCTGACCTGTTTTGGAAGTCGTAACTTCATCATATCTTTCTCTGTTGTTATCTTTCAACCATTGGTGCCAAGTATCATAAAATGAATCGTCAGGTTTTAAACTAATCTTACCTTTGGTTTCTCCAAGAGTTTTCCATTGTGGGATTCCATTATACATTGAGTGTATACCATACAAAGCTGTTGTAGTTATACCTACTAATGTTTGTCCATATAGTTTCTTCCAAGTATCACGAACAACTTTTGATGTAACCATTTGTGCTACTAACTTACCACCCAACATATTGAAACCTAATGGTTGAACACAACATATCGTAGTTCCGATTGCAGTATGATTTAGTTTTCCGTCTTGGAATTTATTTTCTTTTGTCCAACCAATTAA